TTATAAATTATTGATGGCTGTTTCATAATTTGAGACAGCTTTTTTTGCGTTTTCTTGGTTTGTATGCCAGTAAACATTTTCAGTCACTAATAAGTTAGAGTGTCCCAATCTGTATTGGACATCTTTAGGGCTGGTCTGAGCGTATAACATCATAGTGGTATGTGTATGGCGGAAACCGTGAAATGATACATTTGTTACACCAGCATTCTCAAAATGCTTATTTAGGCGTTTGCGTAAGTTGCAAGCATAAGCATATTTTTCTGTAAATACAGAGAAGACGACTGTTTCAGTACGACCTAATTTCCAAGACTGAATTTGTTGACGGTTTTTGTATTGTTTCAGTAAAAGTAATGTGGCTTTGTCTATTGGTATATCTCGATAGCCAGCGCTTGATTTAGGTGAGTTTATTTCCTGATAGCGGTTTAGTGTCTTATTGATGCTGATAACACCGCTTTCTAGGTCAATATCAGACCATTCAAGAGCCAGAGCCTCACTAATACGGCAACCAGTGGCCAATAAAGTCTTATACAGGACAACATCAAATAAGTTCTCATAATTTGATTGATCCAGAGTGTCTAAATAATCAAGAAACTGTTTTAATTCTTTGTTGTCTAAGTATTTGACAGCAGCCTTTTCTTTCTGCTGTTTGCGTGGAACGATGACATCATTAGCTGGGTTGTATTGTATTACCTGGATAGTTACGCCATATCTCAAAATACGCTTATTCATGTTATGGAGCAAGGAGTAGTTAGCAAATGCCCCTTTTTCGCCTTTATTCGCCTTGTCAGCCCATTTGTTTACTTGTTGTTGAAGAATAGGCGTAGTGAGTTTAGATAGCTTGTAATCGCCAAATACAGGCAATAAATGCACTCTAACCAACCCCTCCATAGATTGTCGAGTATTTGGCTTAACTGAATTCTTGTAACTATCCCACCAAACTTTTACAAGCTCATTATATGTTGTAATTGTCGGCTTGTCTTTAACTGTATAGCCATTAGCAGCAAAAGTATTGATCGCATCACGCGCTTTTACTTTAACTCCCTTTTTAGTGGTTGCTGTAACAGTTGTACGGGCTTTCTTGCCCGTCAGTTGGTCAACGCCTAGATAAACACTAGCATAATAAACTCTTTGGCCATTCTTTTTGATTTTCTCTTTGATATTCATGTATTTGTACCTTTCTTTCCATCAGCAGGCAAGGCGCGTGGTTTTGTTAGGTATTTATACATGAATTTAATTAGTTATTTTTTTTTGCTGTTGTTTTTAATAAAGATAAGACTGCTTCTTGGTTTTCTTTCGGTGATTTAGCAAAATTTATCAATAATTCTTTTAATGGTTCTTTTAATTCCATGACGTAAAAAGTATAAAAGTCTCCTATTTCAATTATAGTCCCTTCTAAACCAAGATTACTATATTCTTTTTCTGCTTCATCCATCCACTTGAGATCATATTCTTTTAGGGTATCATCTTTAGACTCAATAGGATTAGTTAAACTTTTTAATCCTTTTTTGAATAGACTAAAAGGGTTAAATTTATTTTGTTCTCCATCTCTTAAATATGATACAGGAACATCATAAAAATCTGCCACAACATTCCAAAAATCATCATTTCTTGGCGAGCGTTTTCCATTTTCATACAAAGAAAGCTGTCCATCACTTACTGTATACTTTTTTTCTTTCTCTAGCCTACTGCTCAATTCTTTAAGTGTAAGGCCATTTTGTTCTCTTAAAAATTTTAATTTATTTTCCATACAAGACCTCCTGATACCATAATAACACAAAATTGATAATAATAGTCAAAAAAATTTTCAAAAAAGAAGTATTTTTCAGTTGACACTTTCAAAATGAAAGTTTATAATTAGATTACTTTCAAAATGAAAGTATAGAAAGGGGGTGTTATAAATGATTATTACTATCGAGATAGCCGAAAAAGTCAGAATTAAAAGGGGACGGCTTTCAATGACTAAAACAAAACTATCCGAAAAACTTGGTATTGCTAGGCAAACGCTTGTAAAAATCGAAAAAGGGCAGTACAAATGCCCTAAGCGTATCTATGAGAGCGTGATGACTTGGCTAGTAGAAGAAATTTAAAGTAAGTAAAAAGCCGTGTACAGGCGGCCAAACCAACGTACACGGCTAAGGAAAAATAACAAAACTCAAGCAAAGGCAAGGCGCGTGGTTTTGTTAGGTATTTAGTAAGAGTGAAAACAATCGCCCTTATAAAATATATCACTTTAATTCTACCATAAACAAAGGAGAAAATCAAAAATGGCATTGAGTAAACAAAACATCAAGCAACAAGGCAATAAAATAGCTAAGTTACTCCCACATATTGAAATTATCCAACAGCTAAGTAAAGCGTTATTACTTGCTGATAATTTTGGAGCAGATAGCAAAGTTTTACACCATCAAATGAAACAAGCATTTAGCGTTATTTTTGAAATGGCAGATCAGGCATATCAAGAAATAGACCAGATTGCTTGTAAGTTAATAAATTGTGATGATAAAGAATTGGAGGTAAAACCGAATGGTAAAAGAACATTATACCGTAACTCATACGATGGCAGACGGGACAAAAAGAGATAGTATTGCCGGATATGTTATCCCTGACGATAACCCAATATATGCACTTTTTAGAAAAATAAATGAGCGTAGAATGGAGGAGATGCGAAAAAATGGCAACCAGTCTGCAACCATTGATATACAAAAAGGGTGCATAGGAGAGGTAATCTTATAGAGCAGTTTGAGGAGACAATGAAATGAATGAGTTAGATTTAACCAATACACAGGCGGTTATCTTTTCCGTGGTATTGATTGGCTTGCTACTTTATCTAAACCACCGAGACCGCCAAAAAAGCGCCCAATTTGAGCGAGAAAGCAAACAGATGATAGAAACACCTAGCGAGGATTTAAACCCTTGCTACGGGCGTTATATTCAGCTTGCAGGGGTCAATGTATGGGGAGGAATTGAATGAGTTTAGTAAGTAGTCGTAAGAGAGTATTAAAACTAATCAATTTAGAGAATTATAAATAATCAAAGGAGGGGAAAATGGCAAAAACAAAAGTCTATTTTTGGCTAAAAATTGATAAGAAATTTTTTGATAATATTTTTATCAAGAGGCTAAAGACGGTACCTGGGGGGTACACCATGACAGTCATTTATATTAGGCTTATGCTAGAGAGCTTGGAAAGTGACTGTATTTTATACTATGAGGGCTACTTTGACAATCTCAAGGAAGAACTAGCCCTAAAATTAGATGTATCAGAAGATGATATAGATATGACCATGGCATACTTTACAAAATGCGGTTTAATACAGATTGACGAAGATAAAAACGCAGAACTACCACAGGCAAAAGCCTTGGTTGAGAGTGAAACAAACTGGGCAAACTATAAACGTGAACAACGAAAAAAAACAAAATTGGAAGAAGTCCAACCATCTTTGACATTTTCCAACTCGTGTCCAACAGAGATAGAGAAAGAGTTAGATATAGAGTTAGATATAGAGGTAGAAGTAGATAAAGAACAATCACCCACCCCCTCCACTATCAATCAAGAATTTGCAAATATCTATAAATCTTTTGAAGCTGAGATAGGTAAAGCATTATCACCGTTACAGATCCAAGACTTGCAGTATATGCTAGAAGATTTTAGCCCAGAGCTTATCCATGAGGCGTTAAAAGAGGCTGTCAGTCAGGGTAAAGCAAACTTTGCATACATCAAGGCAATCCTTAACCGTTGGAAACAGGACAATTTATTGACGGTGGAACTTGTTAGAAATAGCTTTGCAGCGCGTGAGGCTAAGAAACAATCTCCTAAGCAATCAGAACCTATTAGCCGTGAGGAATGGCTAAAAACACGAACAGAAGAAAACCCATTTTAGGAGGGTGAGCAATGGAAAATAAATTTGAGCAATATAACAACAGAAAAATTAGCGATAAGGTATGTGAGGTTCACAAGGTTAATTATTGGCAAATATCAACGCCAATAAGAGGCAGTAAGGAACGAAGTATACAAGAGTTTTGTCCTGAATGTTGTCAGGAGCAAATAGATAGGGAAGAGCAAGAGGGAGTTAATAATAGCCTAAATGCTGAGACTTACCTAAAAACCTATAATGTGCTTATGCGAGACAGTACGCTCCCTAGAGAGTTAAAAGAGGCTAGCTTTGAGAATTTCATAGCTGAGACAGCCGAGGAAAAGCAACTACTGGAGTTTGCTAGAGGGCAAGTAGAGAAATACCTGGACGGCATGACAGGAAATACCCTATTTACAGGATCTACAGGGATAGGAAAGAGTCATTTGAGCGTAGCTATTGCTAAGGCTATAAACGAGGGGCACAAGGCCAAAGGAGAGCCTAAAAGCGTGCTATTTGTCAATTTAACAGAAATCCTTAGACGAGTTAGAGAGAGCTTTAGCTCTCCTACTAGCCTAGAGGGCTATTACTCAAGAATGCTGAAAGAGGTTGATTACCTAGTACTTGATGATTTAGGAATAAAGTCAGACAACGCTAGTAGTAAAGGTAAATCAGTTTGGGAAGAAGAGTTTATTTTTGATATTCTCAGCAATCGAGATAAAACCATTATTACTACAAATCTAAGTAGCTCAGAGATTGTTAGCTTGTATAGTGAACGAGTGGCCAGCCGTGTCAGAACTGGCCTAGAGGGTAACTTTTTCAAGTCATTCACTATCAAGGATAAGCGATACTCAATTAATCAGTTAAAAAATAAAGTAAAGCAGTTAAACTGAAGTAATTTTCTTACAAACCTAAACAAAACTAGACACTTTTCCTGGGGCGAGAAATCACCCTCTTAAAAAATTACTATGCTTTCCTCGACCAAACTAATCAAGCATGGTAATTTAATCAATGACGAAAAACAACTATTGGGTACACAAAAAGGGTAGTATTTTATAACACGAACCTTAAAAACCTAGTCAAATCAATAGACTAGGGATATTCAGATTATAATAAATTGAAATAAAGGAGAAATTCATGACTGAAAACAAGGATAATAAATTATTAGAAATGATGGAGAAAGGTTTTGTTTTATACTCAAAAAATGGTATAATAAAGTACATTGAAATTCCAGATCATGGCAGTATTAAGCTAAAAGCTCAAGATGGGCAGATAGTTTATAAAGAAGTGACTAACGGAGAACAATGTTAATAAATACTGACTGGAAAAACCAGAGGTATGATAATTGGGTTTAACACTCTTTTGTCATACCTCTTTTACTTTTTGTCATAAGGAGGATAACATGACACTTACAACAATTAAAAATGACATTCAAGCATTTGGGAAGAAAAAAATAGAATATATGCGTGGTTATATCGCCATGCAGGACGATTTTCAAGATAAATTACACAAACAGTTAATCGGAAAAGTTTATGCAGAAGAAACACTGCTGAAATATAAAAAAGATGCAGAAAATTATTTTTCCAATACTTTTCAAATGCTGTGTCAACAACTAGAAAAAGAGAAAAATATTGAATTAGAAAATCTTAAATCAAAAGAAGAGTCTATTACAGCAGATGATGTAGCTGATTTATCTTTATTTTCTAGTATCAAGCCAACAGCGGTAGAAATGAAAGGGTTCTGTTGCAAAGTTTTAAATCTACTATCAAATAAGGTAGAATAA